AGTTGCTACAATAGTATACATATCATACGCAGTAGCTGTTACAGCAGTTGCTGCAGGCGTATTAGGTAATTCTACTCTATTGTAATAACCATATTGTGCTCCTCTTAACTCTTCTTCCATTTTTGCTACATAAAAACCATCACCAACACCTCTTGAAGCTGCTGTAGTAGTAACGAAAGCTAATGTAGTACCATTAGTGCCATCCATACTATCTGCAACATTAAATAATGATACATCTACTTGAACTGAGCCGTCAGCTTTTACTTCACCTTTTTTATAACCTGTAACAGTTAAAACTGCTCCTACTACCGCTACTGTTTTAATCCAATGCGGTAAATCTGCATTTATAGCTGTAGAAAAGAGTGCCGCTTGAGCTCCTGCTGATGCTAATGCTGCTGCAGAAATATCATAAGATTTCATCTCAAAAGGCTCTGCCCCGTTTGTTACATTTAATAATTTTATTGTGTGAGTATCTGCTGCAGTAGCTGCAGTAGCTAGAGTTAGAGTTGATACTTGTGCAGCTTGTGCAGCTGCGCTTTTTCCAGTATAAACTATAATATCTCTACCATAAATCCAAGGACTTACAATGTTAGTTGTTCCGTTTCCTTGCACAACTCTAATTTTGTCTGCGTCATCTATCGTATCTCCAGTTGTTATTGCTACAGATCCTGCCGCGGTTTGTTTTTGGATGTTTATAGCTCCGTTTGCTAATACACCATTAGTGTATGCGTCTGCTACTTTATTTCCGATATACAAATGTCTTGCCATTTTTTCTAATTTTTAAATTAATAATTATTCATTTTTTGCAGCCTCTATAGACTGCGTTTGATAACGAGGGTCACTAATTCCCTCAAGTATGCTGCCAACTGTCATGTCCACAACCTCTTGATGAGTGTGTTCAGGTAGCTCGCAACTAATCCCCAAAGATAGTGAAATTTGCTTTGGTTTTCTTATATAAGTAATTTTTACCTTGTCTATTATAAATATATCACTCGTATAAATATCTATGTACTCTCCCCTCACAGTTGTTAAAGGAGAAGTATATTTTGTTGTATTAAAAGGATCGTCTAAAAGTTTAAATATATCATCCTGTTGTATAAATTTATTAAATGCAAATTCTCTTGTTGCATAATCAGGGGGTAATCTTTTAGCCCCTAATGAATTATCAGTATGTTGTGCATATACATATTCATTATTTGCGGGATCATCAGCACCAGCACTTCCTAGATAAGATGCTATTAAAGCAGTAGGTAAAGGACTTACATTAGTGGTTATTGAAGCATCCCAATTAAAAAAAGTATGAACAGTAGTATCTACAATAACTATAAATGAATTAGGATGATGTAATTGTCCATACATTTCCCAGTATATTTCAAAACCTACACCCCAATTAACAGGATTAAGTAAATGATCTTTAAGTTGTTGCATATCTTGTGGGTATGTCCAAGTAACCGGCCATTGCGAAAGTATAGCAAATCCTAAAGATAAATCTGAAGGATCAGCTGCTGCTCCTATTCCAACAGTCATATTTGTACCATTATGTAAATTATCAAAAGGTAATACAAAATAATCTGATGGGCTAGAATCATCTAAAGAATATCCAATAGGTTTACAATCATTTATAAAAACTTCGGATCTTTGATTTATTAAATATAAATAATCAGAAGGAAGTCTAAATTGATCTATCCAAAAGTCATTACTATATTGCTCCTTAAAAATAACAGGAGCTGAGTATTCATTAATCAAACTTCTAAGATCATCAATTCTTTTTTGACCTTCTTCAAATCCTTTACCATATTTATTTCCCTTACCATATTTGGTATTAAGAAATCTTGACATGGATTTATTTAATTCTATATCTATTTCTTCAGATAAAAGCATATCAGCTTGGAGTGAATTTATCTTATCCACTCCTTGCTGAATTGCTAAATGCATTTGATTTACATTCATATTATGCTAATGCTAATTCTTTAAGTTTTGCTCTTAAAATTGTTAATTTTCCAGAATTCTTTTTATCTTTTAAATGAACAACAGTATCTTCAGTTGTATCACCTAATGTTTCATCAATAAAGATAATTTGATTTCCAATCTTCCTTAAAACTCCAGCTGAAACCATTTCTTCAATTTCTGCTTTTAATTCTAAGTTTCTATCTGTTGATATTTTTACAAACCTTTTAGGTTCTTTATTTTTAATTTCATAAAGAGCATTCTCGATTTGTTCTTCAGACATCCTAGCTGGATTACTATTAGACATTAATCTTAAAATTCTTTTCATGTTATTAATATTAGAAGAAACTTTAATAAATTCTCTATCCGCATCTTTTTTAAGTTGGATAGAGTTATTTTTAACTTTATCTTCTCTTTTAAGATCTTGAATATAGAATCTTTTGTGAAAATCTTTACTCATTTCTTCTTTAGTTAGAGCTACATGAGGATGTTTTAATGCAAAATTATACTTAATAAAATCCATAACATTTAATGGACTTCCATCTTCATTAGTACCTATTTCTAATTCTACTCCTGTAAATCCTACAGGAATGGTAAGTTCTGCCCAAAATAATTTAGAATGTTTAGGCCAATCAACATGATCGGGATTAACATCTAATATTCCTTCCATAAACTTTTTTTCATCAGTAAGATCAAAACCTTTTAATGGTTGTCTGTTTACATAAACACTACTAAGTTTCATTGTAGCTTCCGCTCTTACTGCTTTAGGTAAGTGACCGTCTAGGTCCTTTCTCCTTAAATACACTTTTTTACTCATAATAATAGTTCTTTTAAAGTTTTAATTAAGCGGGTGTAAAGAATAACTCCCCTATAATAATTAATTAAAGCCGCGGGGGATTGCTCCCCCACAACCTTAATCAAAAACCAATATATAGACGCAAATTAATGCCAAATTAAGATGCTGTACAAGTGATGTCTAACGAAGTATCAAAACGTCTTAACGCGATACCTGCAGTTTTCAACATATGTACAGACGCCCCATCCACATCAGATGCTCTAGAAGAAGATGAATCAAATCCTCTAGGAACTACTGATCCGGCTACACACCATCTCATAGACTCACGACCTTTCTTAGAGATCATTTGTAGGTTATTTTGACCATCATAATTTGATTGATCAACAAATACCATTCTATAAGACTCAAGTGAGTATCCTGTAACAGGGTGTTTTGAACGAGCTTGTGCAACCGCACCGTGATCAAATAGTGGTAATTTAACCACATTCACAGTGTGCCCATCAACATGCTCGTACGAAGTAAAGTAACCAGTTAAACCTAGTGATCTACCAGAACCTGTGATGAATTTGCTTTCACCTCCAGTTTTCCAAGAATTTGCAGCCCCACCGAAATGAGATTTAAGTGCTTCATCAAATTCTCTTGCTCCACCAGTACCAGTGTAAAGAGTTACTTGTTTTTTAGATGCATCAGTCATTTGATAAAATAAATCACCAATAATGTTCTTTATTTTTGTCTCAGTCATTACAGAGTAAGTGTCAGTATTAACAATTTGCTCTAAAAGACCAGGACCTACGATTACAGGTTGACCATTTTCATCTTTCATGTAAGTCACACCATTTGAATCATAAGTTTTTTGACCGTACCAATAGTACATTTCACACTCTTCTTTAAAGTCAAGCATGTGTAAGTACTCTTCATAATCCATCCAAAGTTTAGTAGTAGATCCACCTTTAGTTGGTAGAGAAAATTCTGCTACATAGTCTTTAGCGTTTCCAGACATATGGTAAGATTTTCTAACCGTAGTTAGTTTGTTTCTTACTTTACCTGGAGTTTCCCAGTTTGAAGCGTTACCTCTAGAGAAGTCAACTCCTACTGGTGCATACATTTGCGCCCAAAGCGCTCCTGCTGTAATATCCGCTGCCGCAACTGTTGCTGTAGCTGCTGGATTTACTAGTTGTAAAGTATATTTCCATGAAGATCCTCCAGCTACTTGCTGAGGTTCATTCATAATACGCGCTTGAATACCTCCTTGAGATACTAATACGTATGGAAATACAAAGTGTTTATCAGGAAATTCAAGTTCGAAGCTTGATCCTCCTAATCCTATATTTGTTGTAGATGCTGGTGTTGCCGCTACTGGTCTCGTTCTTAATCTATGTGTTGCCACACGATATTCATACTCTAAGCGATCAATAGATTTAACATTACCAACACCTTCCGTTAAGAAAGATAGAGGGAATCTTTTATCGTCTTTTCCTGCTAAATGAGTAATAATTGGAGACAGTTCAGTAGGTTTTGCCAACAATGCATTTGATAGACTGTTCATGTCTGTCATCTGCGAGTCATTGTAAAACGCCTTTTGAACGCTTATGTTTGTTCCGTTTAATGCCATTTTTTATTATTTTTAAAGTTATATACAAAATTCAAGTTTCCTTGAAGAATTGTCGTTATTAAATTGATAGATCTAATCCGTCTAAATCAACATTTTTATTTCGTCTTGTTGATCTTCGAGTAGATTTAACCTTATCTTCGTTCCTACTAATACGTTCTTTCAACGTCTTAGCATTTTGAGTTTTTGCTTTAGAATCTATTAAATTACTTAAGTCAAAACCCGTGTACATCAAATAATCAATTGCTAATTTAATATCCATATCAGCATTTGAATGATCCACATCCCGTTGAGTATAACCTTCTTTGGTTACAGGGGTTGAAAGATAATCAAAGAATTTGTTCTTATCTCTTTTTGGTACTGATATACCAGCAAAAGAATCTGCATCGTCAATCGTCTCAGAAACATTCGACCAAAAATCTTCTACTTTTTCTCTTTGTGCGTTTGTTTGTCTTTGTTGTTGCTCAAGCATTTGATCTCTTTGTTGAGTTTGATGTTTCGCTAGTGCAGAACGTGCTGCTTCTGATTTCTCATATAATTTTCCAGTATCTTCAAAATCACCTAACATCTCTTCTATAAACTCATTATCATGTCCTTTTAATTCTAAATAATCTCCTAATATTGCTTTTTGAGATCTATAATCATCTTGCTCAATATTAATACTAGAATAATCTAAATTAGGATCATAAGCTTCCATAAAATTTTGAGACTGTCCTCCAGCTAAAACATAATCTAAATGTTTTTTAACTAAAGGAAAAGCTTCAAGAACTTCATCAATTCTATCATCAGCTATTTTTGATGCTATATCCTCAGTCATATTTGCTAATCCTTCAGATGTATCATCATAATTATCTCCTTCTAAATCATATCCTAGTTTATCTAAGATTTCTGAAACTACAGAAGATTCTCCAGAGTCTTCAGAATCGTCTTCATATTCCTCTTCTTTTTCATCCTCCTGTTTCTCTTTTACTACTTCCTCATCTTCTTCATCTTCAACTTCTTCTTCAATTCCAATATCTTCAAGAACATCTTCAAGAACATTTTCTGTAGAAGATTCTATCTGTTTTTCATCCTCTTGCAGAGGAAGTACTTCTTCTGTAGAAATAGTCTCTACACCATCACCACCAATAACATCATCAAATGTGATGTCATCTAGTTGTATTTTTTCATTTGGGTCCATATATTTATTGTTTTAGTTTGGTTACAAAATTACGAATTATATTGATATTTTTTATACTTTTTTATTTTTTACCTTTTCTATTATTATATAACATTCGAGCGGGTGAAATAGATCTATATCCACCCCTTTTCTTCGTATTATCACTCCCCCCAGAGATAGCTGATCCCCCCAAACCAACTGGAGCTACAGCATAAGGATATTTATTCATCATTTTTGTAAATGATTCAGCATCTTTAAATGTAGCCCAAAAATTAGGATCTGTATTTTCCATTAACTTATAAAAATCTTTTCCTTGATTCTTAGTTATTACATTATATTTATCTATTCCAATATTATGTTGACCTCTAAATCCTGCTATTTTAGCCCCCATTTCATGTTCTTGACCCATATATGTAAGATGATCACCAAAGTCTTTGTTAGGGTGGTTC